GGTTTGTTGGTCCGTGCGGCTTAATACTAACCCGTCGCTACCGTTAAAGGACACCTTGGCGAAGTAATACTCGCGGGTGGCCTGTACGCCTTGGTCATTTACCGGCCCTTTGGTATCAATCCAAAGTTGGTAGTAAGTTTCTTCGGTAAACGTGGCAAGGCCCGTACCGGAAGCAAGCGTCATATTAAACGCTTTTTCAATGTTGGCAAGCGTAATGCTCGCTAACGGGATAGAAACAGTAAGTTCCGCTTCCGTTGGTACATAGCGCACCGGGAAACGTCCTTGGTCCACCCGAATAGCGGTTTTGGTTACGTTCGGGGTAAGCGTTACACCGCCATTGGTAAAACCTAATACGGTGGCGTTTTGTTTCGTTCCGCCCAAAGGCGCAACTCTAACGCTTGCAGGTCCTGCAATAAGTGTGTTTTGGCACTCTGGCATTTTTTAACTCCTCGCGCTTCTTTAGGCGCATTTAGTATATTTGAAATCAAAACTAACTACTTTTTCTTTTGCTTGCTCGTTTTCAAGCGGGAAATGGTTTGATACGCTTGCATATACTGCGTGTACCTCGTGGATAATTACCCCGTTTGTAGCGTCTTGCAAAAAATACTGGTCAAATTTATTAAGTAAGTCATACAGGCAATTACGCACATCTTGCGCGCTTTTTTCCGTCTTTGCGTATATTTCAAACGTCAAATTCTGCTCATAGGCCCATGGCTCATTTATGGGGCTTGTTGGACTATCTGCGCTCATAATTACGCATGGCAAGGTTTTTACTTGCGCATTGTCCGGGTAGATACGCCCGCTAATAAGTGCGCTCAAGGTTTCATTTGCCTTCAAATTGTTCAAAACTAGGTTTTCTATCATTTGCCCTCTAACGGTCTAAAATAACCTAAAAATGCTTCGTCAATGGTTTGCGCGTTATACACGCCCTCAATATAGTCCAAAAATGGCCTTAATCCGTCGTTGTTATAACCCTGTAAATACTTGGCATACTCTACGCCTAAACCGCGTGTACCGCTCCCTACCTCGCTAATAACCTTATTGCCTTTAACCGTTACTTTGTAACCTATTGAGTTACGAAGGCGGCCCGTGTGCATATAAGGCAAAGACCCTTTTGGGCTGTTGCGGTAATCCGGGGAACTGCTATCACGCCCGGCACGGTAAGATAACCCCTTTTTGAGCATGCGCTCGGCTTCGCTTGCTACTTTAACGTGCGCTTTTTCAATGGCCTTTATCGTGTTTTCGCGCTCTTTACCTAACGCGCCGATAATGTTTGTTGCGTCCATTGATACGGTTAGTTTCATAACTACCCCTCTAACTCTATGCGCTCCAAATCAAGGCGCATATATAACTTGCGCCCGCCTAAATCCGTAATCTCACGCACCCGGTACGAGTTCCCGCGCACCGTGATAATATGCACTTGTTTCTTAATTTCAAACGCTTGCGGAAACAAATACAAGCGGTCCGTGTTTTCGCTCGTAATCAGCCGGGAATTGCGGTCTAAACTGCCCCCGCCATGTTGCAAGGCACAAGGCACGTTTTCGGCTAATACTTCGTTTGTAAATAACTGCTCGCCGGTTACCGGGTCCACGCTTTCTACACGTTCCGTAATCGTGCAAGTGTCATTTAACAAACTGGCGAAACTCATAATTCCACCCCGTCTAACATACCCGCGATTTCGGCAGGTAATCCGCGCACAATAGACCCTTTGGAGTATGAGTAATCCCCCAGGTGCTCGCTGTTAAATCCCGCCATGTAGTTGGGGTTAAATTTGTATTTCAAAAGTTCTTCTGCCGCCAGTTGGATAATTGCCGGCACGTCCTCCCAACTGTCATACAACCCGGCATTGTATGTAATCTTTACCGCGCTAACGCCTACCGGGAGCGTGCCGATAACCTCTACAATGTGATAACCTAACATCAGTTGCTTTTGGCTCGCTTGATAGGTTGCGTCGGCGGTAATGAAATTTAACGCACTAACCGAATTTATCGGGCAATGCTTTGTCTTAAATACACGCGAGTGTTTGTAGGGTACTGTGATCCGTTCGTTTTGGAAGTCCTGCTTAATAAGCGTTACACACAGGTAACCTTCAATAAGTTGCACAATGGCGTTGCCTTGCATGGTGGCAACGGCGTCGTCTGTGGTACCTGTGATACTTTTAACAACTTCTACCGGGATAATAGCACCGCTACTCATTTTCGCTCCTTATTTCTTACCGTGTTTGACGGTTTTAACTTTCTTTTCTTCTTTGACTTCGGCTTTGACTTCTTTTTCTACGCACACAATAAAGTCCTTAAAGCGTTCGGCGTCTGCCCCGTTAAAGGCCACTAATGCGCCCGGCTGATAACCGGCAAAAGATTTTTTAACTTGATATTTTTTCAAATCAAACATATTCGCTCCTTATTGGGTTTGGGCGGGGGCGTATTTCGCGCCCCCACAACCCAACTACAAGGGTTTCCCCCTGTACGATTTATTAAGAGGCAGACGGAACGGTTGCTTTAGCAAACGTGTTACCGGCTACGGTAATATCGGCACGCATTTCAAACCGATAGGCAACTTTGTCCTCTTGGAACAAGTTGTGTGTTACGGCGTCGTCGCCTGTTCCTTCTACGATAGAGGCAACGTCGGTGTATTTGACCGCAAATTCGTTTTTGGGCGAGAAAAGCACGTTGTTCAAATCGCCGAAAACTACGTTGCGAGCACCAATTAAAGTGGTGTCCAAAGCTACTACTTCGCTATTGTCAATGCGCATTACACCGTTTTCATAGTAGAGCCAGGCCGGTGCAGACATACGGGTAAGGCCCGCAAGTTCGCTATACAAGGCACTATCCATGAAGTATTTACCGTTAGCGCGTACATATCCGGGTACGGCTTGTTTCAAGGCCAAAAGGCCGGAAATGTTGGCTACGGTGGGGGTCAATACGCCGGAAGCACCTAAAATACCGGGGTGGCCTTGACCGTTACCGTTGAATAGCCAGTTATTGGTAAAGTCAATTAAACCGGCGCGGGCCTGGTCTTGGAACAAGGCCGGCAGGTTAATAGAACTATCCGCTAACAATTCTTCGGTCAAAACTACAATACAAGCGGCTTTGACAAGTTCTTGTTTCAAGTTGCCGAAGGTCGGGTTGCTTACAGGTTTGGCGGCCCCTTCCCCTACGTTGGCCCAGGTAGAGCGAGCTAAAATGTTGGGGATATTGCGGGTGTTGCCTTCCGTTCCCCACGGTAAGCGGCGCGCTTGGGAAATAAGACTTTCCGGTTTGGCTAAAAAGTCCAATACTTCCGGTAAAAAGTCAGTATCTACCAAATAAGAGCCGGTAGGGGTAGCGGAAGCCAAAGCGGCTTTGTTACCGTATTTAGCGGCTTTTACTTGGGCTAAAAATTCGCGGAATTCCGCAGATTTTTCTTTTACCGATTTTTCTTTTTTAGCGTCCACAAATGCTACGGAGTGGGCGTTTTTGGCGGCTACTGCTTCGTCTAGTTTCTTTTGCAGGTCCGCGTTTTTGGCTTCGGCTTCTTGCGCTTTTTTGGTTGCTTCTTGGGCCGCTTCTTTGGCGGCGGAAACTTCGCTCAAAACCGCGTCTAATTTTTCGGCTACTGCTTTTGCACCGATTTCAGCGGGCGCAGTACCCGTTTGGGTTTTTTCGTTTTCCATTATTTTTGCTCCTTGCCCGCGTTTTCGGGCGTGTGGTTTTGTACATCAAATCGTTTTAGTTTTTGCTCCATATCGTAGTAATAGAGTTTATCCAAGGCCCCGGAATAATCTTCTTTAGGGGTTTGTTTTACCTCTGCTTTGGGTGCTTGTTTCGGCTCGCCTTTTACCTGTTCAAACGTGGCAAACGGGTCCGCCGGAATTGCTACCAAAGAAATTTCAAAAATCTTGGCAAGCGTTAAATGGTTGGGGTTTTGCACATCTTCATAGAGCCACATACCGCCAATAGATACCGTTTTCAAAATGCCTTCACGGATAACCGTGCGGGCGTGTTTGAGTTCGGGCCAGTCGCTTTGTGATAGTTCGGCTTCAAAGTATAACCCGCGCTCATCTTCAAAAATCTTTGTTACTTTCCCGGCAATAGAGCCAACCCCGCAACCGTGATTAAGCATTAGCACCGGGTTTTTTAGATATTCAGCAATATCGTAAACAAAGGTCCGGTTAAACGGTGTAGGAATATCCCCGTATCTATCCGCAATACCTTTATTGTTGGCGTAGCCGGAAATCTTTACGATCCCGTTTTCTTCTACCGCCTTAAAGTGTGTAAGTTCAAAATCTTTTGGTCCTTTATAAGTTTTTACTTGCATAATTATTCCTCGTCAATTACAACCGGGTACATATCGCATAGGCAGTTAATGTCCTGGTCTGCTACACCGAATTGCCCCGGCGCAGGGGTAAATTGCCCGGTTACCGGGTTTCTAAAATCTTCTTCTATCTTTACTTCTTGCCCGTCCATTTCCGGGTGTCCTTCGTGGTGGTCGCTTACGCCCATAGTGGTAATCCAACCTTTCCCGTTTACAAAGGGCGTAGAGGTAAACGCTTCCTTTTGCGCTTCACTAATCGTGGCGCGTGTTTCCGTTTGTACAATGGTTTTCACGCGGTCATAAATGCTGATGTTCGTACCGTTATCGTTGGGCACTAGCATAGAGGGTTCATAACCTTCTTCACTAAAGAACTGCAAAACAAGGTTATTTATAGCCAGGTTGCTCATACCGTTATCCACGCCCAAAGAGATAATCTTGTCTAACCGCTCAAACGTGGTGCGCTCAATGCTATCGGCCCACTTAAATGCGTACATACGTGCCCACTCTTGCACCCGGTCGCGCATGGCTTTTTTATCGGTAAACTTGTAATCTTTGCTAGGGATTAAACTTTGCAAATAATCCTGTTCAAAGGTTATCCCGGCTTGGTATATTTCAGCCAAAGCGGGTACTTTTACCGCTAACAATAAATCACGTTGCGTGGCTTCGTCGCCAAATACAGCGTCATAGTCAAATAGTTTATTTTCGTTTTTGGCTACCCAGTCGCGCACTAAATCGGCTTGCATGGCAAAATGGCTCTCTATGCTTTTGCGCATTACGTCGCTTTGCGTATCAATAAGGGCCAGTTTATTGGCTTTGTGGCGTTTCATTTGCGCCGGGGAAGGTCTTACCTCGCGCACTTTTTTAACGCCCTTTGTGTCGCGTTTTGGCGCGTTTAGGCCAAAGGCGGAAAGGATAGGCGAGGGCGGCTCGTCGCCACCGTCAATATCCGGGAAAGGCAACCCCATAGCGTTCTTTACTACATTGAGCGGATAGTATTGCGCAAACGTGTTAAAGGCAGCGGCTACTTCGTTCCACTCCACCTTTAACGCTTGCACTTGGCTAAAGTCGTAATCTATGTAGTATTGTTCTTCCGGGTAGAACTCCGGTACTAACTCCTCACTTAACGCGTCGCTAATAAGGCGCATTAACGGGATAATATTTGTTTCGTAGAAAATCTTTTGCTGTTCTTTGGTATTAAACTGCGGCGCATACTCAAACAAACCTACTAGCGCGGGCGGTACGCCCATTGTGGAATAGATTTGTTGCATGGCAAAGCGTTGCCCGGCTGAAAATTCCATATCCTTATGTGAGGTCTTGAAATCTTGTATGGTTGCCCCTTGCGTGAGTGCGGCCCACCGGTGCGCCTTACCGCTCCCTTGGTGCATATCGTTAAACGCACGCACTACCTCGGCGGCTTCCTCTTGCTTTACCGGACTATCTTTCGGGTAGGAAATCACACCGCCTACGCTTGCTCCGTTGCGGAAAAAGGCCAAGTTAAACACTTTAGCCGCGCCCATAATATCGTTATCAAGCGCGCATTTCTTAAACCTGCTTTGGCCCTCAAATAAACTTTTGGCGTTGCCTTCGTAGATATGGATAATATCGGTTAAAGGGAAACTCTTGCGCCCCTCTTTGGTATGTACTTCGTAATGATCGGGGTAACCGTTGGCCCCATATTTCAAGGAAATGGAAGGTTTAGGGATAGGGATTAGGCGCGTAGGGCGGTTGCGTGTATCGCGTGCGTCTTTGAGAATATAAATATCGCCAAACACGATAGCGTGGCTTACGATAATTTGCTTAAATACGTTTTCATTGAAAAAGGGCGAGGGTTGGTAAAGAAGGTCTAACAGTAAATTTTCGCCTTTCTTTTTGTACTGTACAACTTCCCCGTCGCTAGTGTGCAAACGTAACTCGCCATTACACGCGGCCCCTACAATGGCTCTTAATACCGCGTCGGCAAACCCGTTAAGCGGAGCGTGTTTGTCGTTTTCCCCGTAAATGGTAGTCCATACCCTAGGGGAATTAGTATCAAGGCCGAAGAATTTTCTTGCCGCGCTTTGTATGCTTTTCTTTAAGTTCATAGTATCAGTAAATCTATCTTCTCTCTACCGCTCCCGGCGGCATATACCGCATTAGCCAAGGACCAAACTTGGTCGTCATGCTTACCGCTTTCGTGGTGGTATTTGTGTACCCCGTTGGCGGTGGTTTCCTTTTGCAGACCGTGTAATTCTGCCCGCAAACTTACGTCGTCCGGCAACTCCAAACGCCCGTCATCTAGCGCAGATTTGAGGTTTACGATTAGTTTTTCCTTTAGCGCATTGGTGTAGGTTAACCCTTGGGAAATTACACTACCTAGCGCACGTTCTAAATCTTCGTTTACCTTTTCCCCTACGCCTGTTTTATCGGTAATGTGCAAAGATATTCCGCACCGTACCGCGTCCACTACATAGGCGATCTGCTCGCTGTACTTTTCCCCGCGCCAAATTTTCTTTAGTATCGGCTTTAGTTTCCCGGTTGGCTCTTTTTCAAGTACAAAGAAAACCGCACCGTCCACTAATTTCGCGGGGTCATAGCCGGAATAAAACGCGCTTTGCGGGTGGTTGTGTATGTACTCGCCTAGTTCGCTAATTGTGATGTACTGCAAATCACTATTAGTGGCCTTGCTAATAAGGTCATAGGGTAAGTAACTGGCTATTTCGTCCACGAACTGGCACGCATATTCCGTTAAAAAACTTTCGTCCGTTTCGCTTGATACGCCTAGCAAATCAAGGCATTGTTTTACGCTACCCGGGAAACCCTGCTCAATAGCGGTGTATATCGGTATTTCAAACCGCTCATATTGGCTAAAGGCATTGTCTTTGTTTATCCAAGCGTCGTAAAAGTAACCCAGTTTACCCATGGGCGTACTGGTCAAGGTTAGGCGTTTGCGGTTATCTTGGCGTGTGAGTGAGGGTGCAATAGCGCGGATAATCTCTTTGGCGTTACGGATATGCGCTACCTCGTCAAGGTACACGTCGCCCGTAAAGCCGCGGATTGTACTGGGGTTTGCCGGAACGCTCACTACTGTCCCCGCACCTTTAATAGTTAGTTGCGTAGTGTTATCTACCACTAACTGTGCTCTTGGCTCATAGGCCAAAATAAAGGCCCTGACCTGTGCGAGTAACTTGCGGCTTGCCCGGAAACCTGTACTACCTGCTATGGCGTCGCGCCCACATAAAGCACCAAATGCCATTTCGTGTGCAATAGCAAAACTAAACCCGATTTGCCTTGCCTTGTTCACTATGCGAAACTGCGACTTGCTTTCAAAGAACTGTTTTTGGTAAGGGTAAAATGTGCGCTTATAGAACTCCTTAAATGCGCTCATTGTGTTACCCTTCCGGCTTAATACCTAAATCGTCTGCTATCTTGCGCCAGTCGTCCTTTATGGTAACGGTTTGTGTGGCTTCTAACTTTTCAGCGGGCATTTGCCCGGTTAGTTTGCAAAATAGTTCAATGGCCCTCATATCGGCTTTGTCAATTCCCTTTTTGAAGGCGTTAAGTATATCCTGCGCCTTGATGCCCTGTAATAGTTCCTCTCGTAGGGCCTTTTTCTTGTAGTGTGCTTCTACACTACGTCTTTGGTACTCTCTCGCAGTCTCCTCGCTGATACGGACCTGCGTTTTGGATAGTTCTTCCTTTGTTTTGCGAGGCATAATAGCACCTCACTTTGTTAGGGGAAAGCACGAAAGGCGGCCTTTATAGGTCGCTTTTGAAACGATAGGAAGAATAGTTTTCTTTTCGCCCATTGTTTCCCCGGTTGTGGGCGGAAGGTTATAGAAGCCGGGGTAAAAAAAATGGATAACCGGCCACGCTCAATGAGCGTAAACAGTTATCCATAGTGTTTGTGTAACTTTTATCTTACGCGTTTGTCAAGTATTTTAAGGACCTATTTTTTGGCGGGTTTGTATAGGCCCTAGAATAATTGCAACTGCGCTTGTTCTGCCTTTAACCGCTCTACACTTTTGGCCCAATACTCCGGGTCCTTTTCTATGCAGATAAAGCGGCGTTTTAAGCGGTGGCACGCAATAGCGGTAGTGCCGGAGCCGGAAAATGGGTCTAATACTACGCCACTATCATTGTCGCAATAATCGTTTAGTATTCGCTCAAAAAGAGCCACAGGTTTTTGCGTGGGGTGGAAACGGTATTTGTTTTCTTGCTTATCGTCATTGATAAAACCTTGTTGCACAAAAACAATTTTTTTTGTTTGTTTCTTAAAGGAAGTCCAAATCAGCTCGCCCTCGCTAAATGTGTTTTTTAATTTATAGTCGCCTATCTTATCCCAAAATATCCAACTTTTAGTCGGCCTTAATATGTTTGTAAAATAATTCCCACCAAAAATAATTTGGTTTTTGCTAACTCTAAAAATTTGCTCAAAAAGTAAATCATTTGGAACGTCTTTATCCCACCCTTTTTTTTGTAATTTTTTTGGCTTTACTCCTAAACCGTAATCGCCACCGTCGCACCCTATCCCATAAGGGGGGTCAGTAAGCACCAAATCAATACACTTATCCGGCAGTTGCTTTAGTATATCCATGCAATCCGCGTTTATGATTTTGCCTTCCAAATCCTCTATGTTCATTTTTTCTTTTTCCCCCGTTCAATTGCCTTATCCGCAATAATATCCGCAAAGATATTTAGCAGTAAGGTTTTTAGTACGTTAAATAATGCTATCATCTACTGCCTCGGCAAGTAATGCGCACATAATTAGAATTGCGCCAAAGATTAAAATAAATTGCGCTAGGGCAAAGAATAGTGATAGCGTGGGTGTCATTTCTCTGCCTCCAATTTTTTAATCACGTCAAAACTTCCACGCATTACCGGCTTTCCACCCTCATAAAGCACCAGGGTAGGCAAGTTAGTTATTCCCAATTTAAGGGCCGTTTTCGGGTATTTATCCACGTCCAAAGCGCACACTTTAACCCCTTTTAAGTTTTCAAGCGTAGGTTTAATCATTTTGCATACCCCACACCAGGGGGCGTAGAAGTCCACTAATACACGCCCGGTGGCGGTTTCGGTTGCAAAGGTTGCGTCGGTTAGTTCTATCATTTCCCCTCCAAAAGTGCATTTAGCGCGGCTTCGGCGCGTTTGTAATATCCTTGTTTGTATTTATCTTCTACCTGTTCAAACGGTGTTATATGAGCGCAACCGCTGAAGGTATCATATACGGACTTTGCCATACGGTTTATGGCCTCTTGGCGTGTAAAAACATTAGCACAATGCGGTGCTATCTTTCCTTCAAATAATTCGCCTTTATCAGTATCGGTAAGCGTGTAATCGGTACTGCGAGCGATTAAAATTCTTTCTTCTTTCTCTGCCATACTATTTATCCTCCTAAAATCTTTAGTCCCCGCCAGGATTCGAACCTGGATACCTATTCTTGCGAATAATCGGACTCGAACCGACACACCAACCGCTTTACCATTTAAGCTACGGGGGCATATTGTAGGGAGCGCACCTGTCGTGCCTTTATGTGTTAGCGTTACCTAGTACACTTCTCCCAAATCTTGCCCTATTTAGGGCTGTTTCTTATCTTTTCCCAAAGTTTTACGGTTTCTCTTACTTGCCACTTGTACTTTTTCCAATGCTCACTCTCGCATTTGTAACAATGCCCGTCGCAAGGGAAGTCATTTTCGCAGTTAAAACATAAATGTAAGCACAATTATTCAATCTGCTCTTTTGTAGGTGTTGTCATTTTTACTTTTCCCCAAATAAATTTTCCAACTGCGTAAGTGCGTTATCATAGGCAAGGTATGCTCCTTTATGCAAATTGTACTCTACGGTGCTATCTGCTAATTGCATACGTCGTTTATGATTATCCCTATAACCTGCTAAAAACCCATTTAATTCAAAAAGTTTTATGACTTCTTTTTTGTTCATACTAACTACTTTTGTTCCAAGCGTCTATGGCTTCATCTATATCGGTGTAAAAATCAGTAGCCCAACCGCAGACATTACACTCCGCTCTGTAATATGGAGTTCCTACTGCATTTACAGGATAAACAATTCCTACACCACCACACTTACACGGTTTTAACTCTGCCATACTCTCACTCCTTTACTTCCTGCAAGGGACAAAACTTTTTCCTGCGAGATGCGCAACTTGCATACTTAATTTCTTTACCGACGCAAGCACAAAAGCGTGTTCCATATCCAAAATAATTTGTTGTTACTGATATATGGAAAGGACACTCCCTACAACTTTCCGGCATTTCCATATCTATTTTTACGCTCATAATAGCACCGCCTTTTCCTCTTGTTTTAGCCACGTTTCGTAATTGTGGCATAGTTCGCAATTTAAGTTCTTGGTACATTTAATACCGTCGTAAAATATGCACTCGCTCATTTTTCCTCCACAATACGAACTAATACCGCTATGGTATCGT